CCGCTACGAGTAGTTTGAGTGGCAGATACAATCGGAAGGTTCGCCTCAACTGCGAGACCCCGTAATTCTTCTGCGATTGCTTTGATGAACGAGTAGGAATTGACATTACTTCCTGCTTTGTATCTGGATGAGGCACAAATATTAAGATAGTCTATGAATATTATATCAGGTCTAAATGACTTTTTCAATGCTAACTCTTGGAGTAATGATTTAAAATGACCACTATGTGCAGATGCAGTAGGGTACTCTTTTATAATCAATGTTCCTTGTGTCTTCTTTGCTATATTATTAACCTTCTTATCAAACATGAGTTTAGGAAGATCAACTATATCCTGTATAGGAACGTTGAGAAGGTTAGCATCAATTCTCTCCGCAATTTTTTCTTCAGCCATCTCAAGCGTGATATATAATACATTTTTACCCTGTAAGAGTATGGAAGCAGCGACATGACACATAAACAAAGATTTACCAACACCAGTGCCAGCGAGAGCAATGTTGAGAGTCTTATTCGGTATTCCACCTTTCGTAATCTTGTTAAAATATTCCAAGTCGAATGGTATGAGGTCTTCTTTTCTATGGTAGATATCATATCTCTGTTCATAATCGTTTAAGTAATCATGACCAATATTATTGTCAAATGATACTGCTAATGCATCTGAAAGAATAGATGGAATAGCATCCCGATTCTTCTTCTCATCATTACCATCAGCAATATGAATTGATTCCATCAGTGCAAGATAAATTGCTCTATCTCTACACCACTTCTCAGTAGTATCTAGTAACCATTGACCATCAACTACAGACTCTGTTAGGGAATTATTAATATCACGAACTTCTTTTATTTCAGTTTCAGTAAGATCTGATCTATTTTCAGTTTCTATATTAAGTGCTTCAATAGTAATTGCAGAATCATACTTAGTAATAAATTCAACTATTTCCTCAAAGATTATTTTCTCAGTTCTTTGCTCAAAAAAATCCGACCTAATAAAAGGTATTACCTTTCTAGAATATTCCTCATTGAATATGAGATTACGAAGAATAGTAGTTTCAATTCGTTCCATTATACAAAAGAAAAATAACCAGTGAGTACATATCGATCTAATCCTTTCTTACAAGGATTGCCTTTATGTTCATGAGTAAAGTATGCTGGAAATATTATACCACATCCTGCCTTACTTTCAACACTAGGATATCTTTTAAAATCAGTTGAACAATCATTATCACTTAAGTATATCAAATAAGTCAAAACCCTATAGGGTTCTCCTTTCATATGTTCAGAATGCCATTTAGAAAAATACCGACCTGGTTGCCACCATTGAAATCTAATATGCTCCAATTCCCAATGATTCATATTACAACATTCTGGATACTTTTTCATATAACCTTCTAACATATTATCAACAGCACCTTTAAGTGGTGTTAATAGGGGTGGAGAAAGAACTTGATGAAAATTTTCACCAACATTCATAATCTCACATGAATCATATCCAGTATATACTTTCGTATCTTCGTTTGTCTCTAATTTTTTATTATCAAATACCCACTTAATAATTCCATCACACTCATCCCTAGTTAATAAATTTTCATCCTTATGAATGAAATCAACCATAACTAAATTCTCTCTGTGCTATTTCATCAAGTGCTTGCATTACATCATCAGTAAAGTATTCTTCAGGATTAGCAAGTATCTGTTTAGCATATATCTTCTTACCATTCATCTCATAGCGACCTGCTACATTCTTCCACAATCCTCCTATCTCTCCTAGTTCAAGGAGACCATAGTATCTATCAAGACCTCTATCATCATAGTAGAGACGTATCTCAACAGTTTTATTCTCTTTACTTAAACGTGATTTGTGAGTCTTAGCTTTGATAATGTTTCCGATAATTTCTTTTCCATCTTTCTCTTTTTTCTTGCTAAGATATATGATTGTACTTGCAGCATACTTGAGTCCCGAACCTCCTCCCATTTCTTTAGTTGGAACATAAGCTCCGATGACATCATACGTATGGTTTGTGACAATGAGTGGGACATTCGCTTGGCCAAGTTTGAGAGTAAGCATTCTAAATGCACCTTTCACAAGTTGAGATTTAGTCATATCACGGACTTGTTTATCGTCCAGTGCATCTCTAATTTCTTTTTCTGTGGAAAGCATTCCCAAGGAGTCTAACACAAACATACATGGTTTGCGATCTTCTATTTGGGTTTTAAGATATATATCAATTGCCTTAAGTGCTTTCGACCTAAACTCTTCAATGGTGACAACATTTACCACCACAAGACGATTCATGTCAATCCCACGAGACTCAAGTAATCCTTTATTAACTGCTGCTTCAGTATCAAAATAGAGGCAGTACCCATCAGGATTACTATCAAGAAAGTTCTTGACAACAGCAAGGGAAAAATACGTTTTACCAGTAGAAGACTCACCAGCGATGGCAGTAATCTTATTGCTAGATACGCCACCAAAAACGGAACCTGACACCACTGCATTAAAGATGTACGAACCTGTGTCGATGAAGTTTTCTTCTTCGTTGATGTCTGCTGCGACTTGGGTGTATTCGTCACCTATCTCTTTTACAATTTCTTTTAAAAAATCCATTAAATACTAATTCCTTTTTCTTCACGTAAAATTTTCTTGTATGGTCCATCAGGATTAAGTTCCCTGACTTCCTTCACTTCTTTCAAAAGATGATACAATCTAGCATCTCCCCCAAGAGAAAGAGCATTTATTATTGTCGATAAATCTTTATCGTTGATAGGTAATTCCATTAAGAAAAGAATGATTCTAAGTTTACAGTTTTTTCCACACTCCATCCTATCGCATCAAGGATGGCTTTAAGTGGTTCTACGAAACTCTTCTCAAATTGTAAGTCATAATCTACGTATTTGTCAAGTCCAAGTTCTGTAGGAAATTCTTGAATAAAGGAAACTACGTTCTCTTGGATTATATTTGGTTTTTTCAGATAAATGAACTTGACTTTTTCTCCATTACCAATAAGTGAGTACTTATTAGTAAGATTTTTCTTCTTCACATAGTGATTAAAAAGAAGAGCACCACGTATATGTATAGGAGTTCCTTTTGCATATATCGTAGAAGATGCAGAATACTTTCTAACATCAGATGCTGTACGAGGAAATGCAATATCTTCTGGATCAAGTTTTCTAAACTTAGTCCTACATTCTTCAATAAACTTTTGGACATTATCCTCAGTATCATTCATAATTAACTTGAGAGCATCCTTAATCATTGTGCGACAAGGTGCAGGTGTAGAGGATTTAACTGCCTCAATACCCATCATCTTTAGTTTAGGTTCTTCATATCGAACACCCTCACTATCCCAAACGTTTAAAATGTATCTTTTCTTGGCAGTCCAGATACCACGTTCAGCAATATTCTCCCTCTTCATGATCATCTTCTGATCATAAGCATTTACATACTTGGCCAACGCTTCATAAGAACTCTCAATAAAAGGCTCAAATTGAGTTTCACACACCTTATTAAGGAACGTGACAATGCCTTCATTAGTTTTCTCTCTGCCCTTGTATACAGCATCAACCAGAGGCCCCATATTAAGATAAATGGAATCAGTATCTGAAGCAATAACATAATCTTCACCCTCAGTTTTTAAAATTTTATTAATATGAGCATTCATCTTATTCTCAATCCATCGAATAGATACCTGCCCAGATAAAGTTATTGCCTCCGCATTTGCTAGTTTGTAATACCTAAAGTACTGATTGCCGATAGCACCATAAGCAGAGTTAAGTTGAATCTTCCTTGCCATCTGGATGTTGTTACACCTAGCAATCTCCTTCTCAAGTGTCTTCGTTTTCGTCTTTTCATATTGCTGCTTTGCGGCAAGCATCTTCTTCTTGTAGATTGTCCTGTCTTTGTAAATCTTCTCCATGAGTTCAGGAAGGAACCCACGCACATCCTTCCTATATTGTGCTCCATTCGCACAAACTGCATAATCTCCATCAATCTTTATCTCCTGATTTAAGAGCCCCTCAACGCTCGCACTGGGATGTCTAGTCTCCCTGATGGTCTCTGGCGAGATGTTATATTGCATAATAAGATGAGGATACAGACTATTGAGGTCAAAACTAACCACCCAATCATACTTTCCTGGAATCGGTTCCTTGACATAAGCTCCTGCGTATTTTGCGTCCTTATCGGATCTTTCTTTTGGTGGAATAACTATATTCCTCTTCTTTAAATAGTTATAGATTATAGTATCCCACATACGAACCTGAGAGAATACATCAGCATAATTTGCCTTTGCGTCATATGCCATAACAATGGCAAGTTCAATCAGTTTCATCTTGTCTTCCATACGGTCAACAAGTTCCACGTCAATTATATTATACTCCACAAACTTCTGCCAACCCTTTGTGTAGAAGTCCTTAAAAGTATCAAACTCAGAGTGATCTAATTTCTTCTGCCCAAGTTCTACACTAGCAATATAATCCAACCTATAAGACTCTTGTGCCTTATAAGTAAATTTCTTATAAAGATTGAGATAATCTAACTGAGTAACACCACCAATATCATAAGAAATATTTCTACGTCCTGCAATATAAATCTCTCTTTCACTCACCAAACCCCAAGGTGACATACGACGCATCAACTTCTCACCAAGGATTCTATCAAGACGACGAACAAGATATGGAATATCATATAACTCACTATTCCAACCAGTAATAACTTCAGGAGTATTCTCTTCAATCATCCACCAGTTAATAAAAGAACTAAGAAGTTCATACTCAGTCCTAAATGATTTGTATATTACATTATCCTGCTTATTATTAAATGGACCTAAACCCCAAGTTCTAATCTGTTTTGTATTATAATCCTGAAGTGTAATAAGAAGCACTTCCTCTGCAGCAGATTCTACATCAGGGAATCCATTCTCTGATGCAACCTCAATATCGATTGTGGTTATCTTAATATGATTAGTATCAAACTTAATCTCATCCTCTGGATATTTCTCAGAAATATATTGATAGATGTACCTATCATTACCATATATTTTAAAGTTCTCTACACCATCATACTTTTTTATAAACTCCCTACAATCTCTAACAGAACCAGGTTCAACTGATTCAACATATTCTCCTTCTAAAGTTTTATACTTAGACTTCCTTTTAGAAGGAACGAAAAGGGTTGGATAAAACTTCTCACGAGTTGCGAAGTGTTTTCCATTCTCAACACCACGAACCAAAAAGTTGTCACCAACCATCTGGACGTTTGTATAGAATCTCATTATGAAGTTAATTCAATATATTTGTCTATAACTGTACCAGTAGGGTCTGCAATTGTCAAGATATCTTCAGCACGAATCATAAATTCTGTTTGATTAGTAACCTCTTGTTTCCAAGGTGTCATATTACCATCAATATCAAAAAGAAATGGATTAACTAATTTGCAATTAGGATCACCTATTTCTGCATCAATCTCAATAAGTTCTGTAATAAGAACATTATCAACATCAATTAAAACACATTTAATTACTTTGTCCATTTACCTTTTCCTCGTACATTTTAATTACTGACTTTATAGGTTCAACAGCAGTCACAACCCAATCAGGTGTCACCACTACTTCTTTATCTGCGGATAAAAGAATCCAAGGTGATAAAGAAACTTCAACACTTCTATCATTTTCATGCTGATCTTCAGTCAATAAAATTGGTTGTGTAGAAGTTACTATATGTGGGCTTGTTAATAAGTATCCACGAAGTTCTTTTTCATCAGGTTCTACCAATTCTTTGGCATCAGCAATTAATTGCTCACCAGATTTCAGTATGATTAATTTAACCGACATTTTAAATAATTTCCTCTCTCTATTATAGCAAGAAAAAAGGGGATCGTCAAGATCCCCTTTTTCTTATAAGTATTCTTTTCGAGCATGATGATCTGGAACTATCTTCTTTAACTCCACGGTGAGGAGTCCGTCTTCAAACTTGACGGATCCAATCTCCGTATCATCTGTGATCGTCCAGACCCGTTCAAAGGAGCGTTGGGCCAATCCTTTATGGACAAACGTACCATCAACTTCTGATTCTTCTTTCTTGCCTTCAACATATAGTTTTCCAAACTCCGTGAAGACTTTGAGTTCATCTTTCTTAAACCCTGCAAGTGCGATCTCCAATTTCGATTCATGATTATTTAATTGTATCAAATTATATGGTGGATAGTTTGACGTTTGCATTGGTGCATTAAAAAATCTGTCTAGGTAATCATCCATCCCTATGCCATTTTGTCTTATCACCTTCATCAATTCTGGAAGGTTGGCACTATGATATGTTGCTAAGTTAGTCATGGTTCTCCTTTAAAAGCGAGTGTTAGTTATTGTCCCCGAAGGCGACATTACTATTTAACCATAAACTACAGAAAAAGAAGATGTTGAATCCCCCACTTTATTGTGTGGTTTCTTCTACCTTCTTCTTTTTAGATCCTATATTGTACTTTGTCTCTAATATCCAGTCACCCTTATCCTTATAAGCAAGAACTTTAATTTGATTCAATGGTGCAATATCCTGAATTTTTTCAGCATTTACGATATCAACCAATCCCCAATCAGCAAGGAGCTGAGCAATACGGTTGCGACGCTGAACGTCGTTAGCAGTAAGGTTAGCGTGTTTCCCATCTAATGCAAATAATTCTTTAAAATGAACAAGATAATACCTTCCTTGCTTATGCAGGATATGGCATGATTGATATATCTTTTTTTCTTTTCTGGATGCTACTCCAATTCTCGTTAAAGTTTCACGGACTTTTAGGAAATCGTCAGGTTCACTAAGAACCACCTCAACCATTTGTTCGGGTGCCCATTTAACTTCAGGCTCTTGAACCACACTCATTGTCTTCCTCCAGTTTCAAATTTAGATTTTATAAAATTAAGTTGTTCTTTAGTTAGGATTCGCAGAGCTTGTTTTGCCTTTTCGTTACTATAACCATAATAACGTTTCACCAAGTCAAGATCTTTAATCTCATCTTTACGAAGCCAAGGAGCAAATCTCTTCTTGGTTCTCAGACTATTTAGTAAAAAATCATATTGAATCTTCTTTGGTAAAAAATGATACTTATTCATTTCATTAACAAACAACACACAATCAAGATGTCCTGATAAACAACGGTTGATTATGTATGGAGAATACTCTTTCTCCATTAAAGGATCTTCATCAATAAGATTCTTCTTAGTTTGATTTATTGAATTAAGCCAATCCTTGAGTTCCATAATTAAGTAGAAGTAATTCTTTACGTTGTTGTTGGTCTTTCATATACTCACCAACAGAACGCATAGTATATGTCAAATTAAATTCAGCAGCAGTCCAATCTTTAAATCGATCTTTAACTAACTGAGAAGAATTATACGATACCATCATATCTGAAGTATGTCTATCACAATCTTCTGCAAACTTATCATGATCAAATCCTTTATGCATAGAACCTTTCCTACCATAAAGATTATCCTTAATATCATAAGGAGGATCTAAGTACATAAACAATCCATCATGAATATGATTTTCAAAACAATATTCATATGAATATGAATTGATATGCCAATGAGCAATTATCTCTTGATATCCTACTAACTTTTCAATACCACGGAAGGAGAAATTGGAGTCTGATGCTTGTTTTGAGAACGAGGAAGACTCAGTGAGACCAGAGAAACTACACTTATTAACAATATAGAAAGCAACTGCCCTTTCGAGATCTGTTTTTGTACTGTCATTGATAATCTCCTTTGATTCATTAAAAAGATTCCTTGCAGAATCTGGATTTGGATGAGAAGTTTTAAGATTGAATAAATCTTTACTTAATTCCTCACCAAACATCTGAAGATTACTCCAGAAGTTTATAAGTGGTTCATAAAGATCATTAACCGTGATCTTTAAATGTGGATACAACTTACTAACATGTATGGCAACACTTCCACCACCTAAGAATGGTTCACGATATTCTACATACTCTCTAAGATCTGGAAAGAATTGTCCCATCTTAGTACAAGCACGGGATTTGCCACCAGGATACCTAAGAGGGGTCTTCAGTGCTTTCATTATTAATGTCTGGTAATACAGGAGGATTTTCTTCTGCGTCTCTTGCAGCCTGTTCTACTGCCTTATTATGACTCCAATAATCATATTTTTCAAAGAGATGATAAGGAATCCAAAGACATTTTTTCACAAACCATTCTGCCCATAGAAAGGCAACAATGGTAGCATCTACTGGATCTTTAGGGTATTTCATGATTTAATTCCAATTGAATTGCAGTATCAAAGTTGGTGTAGGTAATTGGATGAAGAGCACAATATTCACTAAAGGTAATCATCATTTCCTTACGTGTTAGTTTACAATGGTTTGCTGCTTTTGGCAAGTTCCACTTAGCACAAAATAACATTTCCATTGCTTCTCTAGTTTCTATTCTCATAGAGAATCTAAGTCTCCACCATGTCTTGGTTTGTGATGTTTCATACCATCATGATTACCATCATTAGGCAATTTACCAGTCATAAGATATTCAACAGTCTCCTTACATCCACGAAGATAGTGAAGTTGCTCAACTGTTTTATCTGTTTGTTCTTGTGCTTTAATCTGTGCAATTCTCTTAGTAAATCTTGCTAGAAGTTGCTCTAAGTTTTCTGTTTGTTTCATTAGTAAAACCTCTCTCTTTGATAAGACTGTTCCAATTCAAGAACTACGGTATCCATAATACGATTAAAAGATCTTGACATCTGACGATATCCAGATCCAACATATAACTGACCAGCAAATACTGATACAGTTGCAAGACCCCAAAAGATATAATAGAACTTAGACTTTACTTGATTTCTTTGTTTTTGCCTTAATGATCCAAATTCAGGTTTAGTTTCAGAAGGTATATTCAAATTAATTTGTTCCATGTTATTCATCATGTTTATGAGTTAATTTACCAGACATCTCATATGCATCTTTGTTTCCACCGTGTCCATGTGCAATGCCTAGTTCATGCATTTTAGCATGTTCGTCAATAGGGTCTCTTAAATCAGTCTTACCAGATCCCAATGTAAGATACAAACCGTAACCTACTAAAAATGCAAGTAGTCCGAGAATAACAGCAACTAGTTGCCCTTCAGGTGGTAGTCCTGCATAGTTTCCATGCTCTACCCAGTAACTATTAGTAATAAAAATCATTCTTTACCCTCCTTTTCCTTTTTAATAAACTCATCCATTCTTTCTATTATATCTTGAGCATCAATAAGATTATCAATGTCTGATAGAAAATTAGCAATATGTTTTGCAACATAAGACTTTTCTCCTCTTGCTGCAAATGCTAGTGCATCTCTCAAATGTTCTTGAGATGCTCTAAGTGATTCTTCTACTGGTCTTGATAAAGTCATTTTTTTCTGGACTGTTCATGTTTTAATTGTTTTTCTAACCCAAATTTAATTGTAGTCAGTGGATGATACAATGGAGATTGTCTCTCAATATAATCTTCCAAATGAGCAATATGCTCAAGTGCAAAAATTAATTTTGTTTCATCATTCATCCTTGGCATCTACTAAATCTTCCAATTTAAAAAGACTAAGAGATTTAAATCCTGCATCCATAATAGCACGATCACCCCCTTCTTGTCTATCAATAATGGAAATAATGGTATCAACTATATATCCTGCTTCTATAATCTTTAATGCTGCTTTAACAGAAGATCCACCTGTAGTGATTACATCTTCCAATATAGTTACTTTAGAACCTCGTTTTAAAGTTGGACCTTCTATCCATGCTTCTGTACCATGCCCTTTTGGTTGCTTACGAACTATCAAAGCATCTAATGTTTTTGGACGTTCAACACTATGAGATGCCATTGCAACTCCACTTACTAAAGGATCAGCACCAAGAGTAAGTCCTGCTACTGCAACAGATTCTTTATCTACCAATTCCAATAATAAATGACTAACTAATGATAACCCCTCACCACTCAGAATAACAGGTTTACAATTAACATAATGATTACTTTCCAAACCAGATGAAAGAACAAACTTACCTTGACGATAAGAACGTTCTTTGATTAATTTAAGAAGTCTTTCTCTATAATTTTTAAGATTTTTCATCAATTTGTTTTTGCCAATGTTTAATTAAAAATTCCAGTTCTTTAATACGTTCTTTCGCAGTTTTAATTTTTTCAGATAGTTTAGTCATTTGAATTGACACTCCACCATAATTTCAGTTAATGCTGCAAGCATATTTATCTCTTGATCTGCTACAAATGCTACTTGATACTGGTACTTCGCAATAACAAGAACGGCAGCAGGAATAGTGCTAGGGACAAGGGATTCGTATAGACTATCGTAAATGCGACGGAATAATACAGAACTATCATTATCCATATTAGCAACGACCCATTTCCTAACTTCGGCAAAATTTTTCGCCTTAAGGTTTTTAATAAGATCATTTACAGCAATGTCTGAGAAAGACGCAAGTATTCCCGAATCAATTTGTCCTCCAACGGAGTACCTCTGACATTCGTTGAGAACTCTTCTCCAATCAGGAAAATGTTTATTAATGAGCTGAACAAGAACTTTCTTATCATAATTGATCTTTTCTTGATCCAAAATGAAGTTGAGTCGTTTAAAGAATTCAGCAGCGATATTCTGCTTTTCCTTCCCTTTAATACCGAACTCCACAACCGCACATCTGGAATGGAGGGGTTCAAGAATTTTATTCTTGTAATTGCATGTAAAGATGAATCTACAATTTCCTGCGAACTCTTCAATAAATGCTCGTAAGAGAAGTTGTACGTCGTTACCTGTGTTGTCTGCCTCATCGATAATGATAACCTTGTGCTTCGCTTCTGACGCAAGCGAGACTGTCGAGGCAAAGTTCTTAGCGTTATTACGGACGGTATCGAGGAATCTACCTTCGTCTGATCCATTAATGACATAATAGTCTGCTCCTAATTGGGTACAAAGTGCCTTTGCTACCGTGGTTTTACCAACACCAGGCGGTCCCGCAAGAAGCATATTTGGTATTTCTCCCTTATTTAGGAAATCTCTAAAGGTTTTCTTAATATTCTCTGGGAGAATACATTCTTCAATTGTTTTGGGTCTGTATTTTTCAACCCATATAAAGTTGCTCATTAATCATAACCAATTTGGTTTTCTGGATGGGTCACGTAGATAATTAGATGTAACCCAAGGTTTGCTGCTAATGTAATTTTTGTAAGCAGTAAAAGTGTCAATGCTTGTGTCATGTTTATACTCATCAGGCATTGCACGAGTGAATGATTCTACCATACAATAGCATGTAATTACTTCTCCTGCAAATTTGTGAAATGTTTTCTTTGCTTCAAACAATGCATCAGCACATCCATGAACCTTACCATAACGATGATTGTATTCATCAACTAAAGCACATCCATGTTGTATCAACCATGCAGTATTGAATATACTTTCAGCAGCCCATTGGGTACAAGGATGATTTCTGAATGCACCCTTTACAACTGAATACGGTGTTCCATCTTTCTTCTTAATCAAATCATCACCCCAGTCATAATACCAGTGTGAGAAGACAATAGAGAGCATTTGACAGGTCTCCAATGGCATCTTGACCACATGTTTATCAGGCAATACTCTTGCAGATACATATGGATCAGGATTAGTAACAAAGATGTTCATAAGTTATTCCAATGACGGATTACTCCGCTAATAATAAAACAGTTAGTAATGAGATAAGAAAAGAAAATAAAAGTACGTACCAGAACAACGTAGTTGTCGTAGCGTCTAGTCTTTTCGTCAGAAAAACTACCCAACGCATACTTCCATATCCTCCATACTCTCTTCACCTATTATATCCTGCTGTTCTTCCCAGTGAATTAGATCCACCTTTCCATTCATGTTTCTCATAATCAAAACCTTCATGTGGTGGTGATTCATAAACAGGTTCCTTAGATCTATTGTGTATTGCTATAAATTTGTCTGCAGCAAAATGTCCTCCCAGACATACCTCAATCTCATCACCATCTTTCCAATTCAACTCACCATTCATTTTGGTGTGCTGCATTGCTAATTGAATTTTATCAATTACTTCTTGTGTTAATCTCATTATCCAAATGTAGAATCAGGTTCAAGAGCAATAAAGTACTTTAAATCGTGTTGAGTATTAGTAAATCTGGATAATAACTTAGATGAAACTACAACATCATAAGCACCAGGAATAATCTTAATGTTCTCAACCTTAAAGTTGAATACAAATTCCTTATTAGTTTCACCAACTATAACAGCAAATTCATTAGAAGTATCATTCTTCTTATCACGAACTACAAGTTTAATAACACCTGCTTCACCAACTGCTGATAAATCAGGTAACTGATAGACTCCTGCTGCCTTAAGTAGTTTCTCCAATGATAAACTCTCTAACTGAAAATGTATATCCTCAGATGGAAGAGTAATCTCTTTTTCAGGTGGAGCAACAATAACATTAGGATCTGCATAGAAATATTTTACTCTACGCTGTCCCTCTTTAATAGAAATATATGATTCGGGACTAAAATCCAAATCAGGATCTTGATGTAATCCAAGTCCATTTAAGAATTGATTTAAATCATAAATTCCAAACTCACGAGGAAAATCCTCATCAATTTGTGCTTCTGCAAGAATGTTTTTCGCAATAGATATTGTACGAAGTTGGTTTCCTTCCTTTACAAGAATGGAATTATTAATACCAGCAAAATTCTTAAGAATAGTTAAAGTTTTGTCAGATAAATTCATTGTTTCGATTGTCATAATTAAGGCATAGTGTGATCAATGTTTCCACTTGTCATGGAAGGTTTTCCGTAATGCTCATCAAAATGTAAGAGTAGCATAGCATAATGTATCACTTTCATCAAGTCTTTCTTATTTCTTCCATCTTTACTTCCATAGCGACTACCATACTTAAGTATATTTGCTTGACAGAAATCAGATGCTAAATCTCTAGATGCCATCAAATCTATAGTCTGAACATTACGGTACTCATGTTTAGTGCCTGTGTAATGACCATTGTAAGTACGTGATACATACTCTTCTACATCTTGGAGAATCTCCTTTTCATGGTACTTGTTTCTTGCGTCTGACATTGTTTCTTCTTTTTTGTCCTCGGTATTTATCTCACCCAATAATGTAGTATCAGGATATGGTGGTCTATACATATAATCTGGTGGATACTCAGTAATACCAGTAACATCATCAGTCATAGGCAACCCTCGTGCCAATTGCTCCTCTTTCCATTGTTTAAGATTTGCTTCATCATCTGGTCCGTACATTTCGTCGTAAAGTAAACTCCAAGAATTAGTCATAACAAAATAAAAAGTCATTGACTAGACTTTCTGCTTTTTCTTTCCCAAACTTACCTTTAAGGTATCCACTTACTGGATCAAGTCTAGTCATGTAAGCATCAAAGTCTTTATATACACCAGTATCGTTACCAGTGGGTTTTTCATATTCTAGCATATCTTTGTACTTAGTCAAGTAAGTCTTGAACATATCAAGATGCTTATCAACTTCATCCATTTTACAATACCTAACAAATATATTCTCTGAGAAATGATTACCCATTTCAAAGAATCTATAATCTTTTTCTGCTTTTGGCAAATCATCAAAAGATAATAAATGATTTTCCACAGGATGTTGATAGTCAAATACTATTATAACCCTATTCTCATTGAATCCCATAAGATCCAAACCAAAACAGGGAAGATTACTTCCAGTCTTAGGATAGATGATGTTGTTGTAAATACAAGTTGTTTCATTCCAGATTTCTACCTCTCTAGATTTAATTATATAAGGATGAGTGTATGTTTTGGCAGTAAGATAAGTGTTCTTACTTTCCCAATTTGCCCAGACACTACCAACCCCATTATGAAGGTCGATAGTGTCATGCAATACATTTTTATACTCTTTCCACAGATTCATTATCGTCTCCAGTATTTAAGTTAAAGTCAGCATCTACCTTGTCATATAATTCAAGGAATGACTGTTTGGTTTCTTCATCGAACCTATTTACACATACACCAATTGCCTTTGCTTTATCACCAAAGATGCTATAAGCACGTATGATATGAACTAAACGACGAGTACTAATGATGTCCTCAATACCACCATCATAGAATGTCTTACGAATAATGTCACCCCAATCTACAAGTCTTGCAAGAAAGTTTGCATCAGTAACACCTAACTTAGAAGCAACTGCACTTAAGATTTTATTCTCAACAGAAGGTGCTGGATAATCCTGTTCAAAGGTTACAGGGAATCGCTCAAGGAAGGCTTCATTAAGCACGTTAGTTCCAATAAATCGTCCGTCATCTGAACCTTTACCTTTAGTGTTTGCGGTTGCGATGATGTTGAAACCCTTCGCTGGTTGGATGAATCTTCCGATTTTTTTAAGGAAAACTCCCTTACCCTCAAGGATTGATTGGAGGCAGAGGATTTTGTTTGAGGCAAGGTCGATTTCGTCAAGGAGCAAGATAGCTCCTCTGTTGAGAGCTTGAATAACTGGTCCGTCATGCCAGACTGTGGCACCATCAACAAGACGGAAACCGCCAATAAGATCGTCTTCATCTGTTTCAATAGTAATGTTTACACGAATAAGTTCTCTACCTAATTGAGCACATGCTTGCTCTACAGAGAAGGTCTTACCATTTCCAGATAGACCAGTAATAAAAGTAGGATAAAAAATCCTGCTTTGTATAATTTTTTTAACATCTCCAAAAGATCCGAATTTAACAAATGTGTCATCTTTTTCAGGAACTAAATTTTGCTCTATAGATGGTTCTACAGCAGGAGCATTAAAAGACTTTTCAATATTTTCTACTACTTTTGTGGTTACTTCAAGATTCCACTTCCCTTTAGATACTTTATATTTCTGTATTTTCTTAGTTACTGTTGAATAACCTATGTCATTCATAGCACAAAATGCCTTAACATCAGCAGCAGTAAATTCTGATCCGTATGTACTTCTTAATCCATCAACTGCTTGTTGTTCTGTCATCTTAAGTTCAAAAGTCATGATGTAGTGATTTATTTATGTACGTAGTATAGCAATAAAAAAGGGGGTATAGAACCCCCAGTAGTCAGTTTGTTAAGTGTCCTTACTTCTTACCTGAACGCAATTTGACTGGTGATTTTCCACCTACCCATGCCTCATTTTCAGGAGTACTGGGGTCATCTGCAATGTAATGTCCTTTATCATTACGTGCTCTTTTTGGTTCAGGAGCAGGTTCTACTGCCTTAGCAGCAGGTGCTGGTGTAGAACTACCACCAGACAACAAATCCCCAAAATGTGACATAACTTTATTTGTAACTTTGGAATTATTTATCAAGCAACAAGTTCTACAAACTCACTCAATATTTTCTTATTCATCTTTTTATTTTTAAGACTTTTGAAAAATGCCCTTTTAATTTGTGCTTTTGTTGCATCACTCTTAACTTCAAATTCATCATCATTTGCTAAAGCACTGGAAGATAAACCAAAATAAGAATGATATCCAGAAGTCTTAATATTAATTGCCTTATGTTTTTTCCAATCTGCCATCAATTTATCACGATCTTCATATTCAGAATAAATGCGAATAAAGGGATTAGCATCTCTACCACCAATAAGACGAATACCAATAAAATTAGTATTAGGGAAAGACTGACGTAAATCTTTCAAAAGAACATTGGTTACACCTGCCCAGTAACAAAGACCTTGAAGAGAATAACTATATCCAGTTTTTCTATTACGAATAACAGATCTATCATCAATCTGATTACTTCCCATGAATCCATCTTCACCATCCCAATGGCGATGAAATTTTTTACTATATCTTAGAGGAGCACCTTCACCATCAGTAAGAATTACACACTGAACTTTTTCCACATTATACTTTTTCTGGAATGTTGGAATAATTTTATGTAAAGCAATCAAAGATTCATTTAAAGGTGTTCCAGAAAGATTCATTCCCATAGGGATTGTATAAGTAACCCAACTATTATAATGAAATGAACATGCAATACGAAAAACACTTTTCATTTGCTCTTCTAGAGTTTTAGAATTTACATTACTTGTAAATAAATTCATTAAGGAAAATGTTTCTTCCACTAAAGCAACATAATCTTCTTTATCATATGCAGGTAATCTTACACCAGTTTTATCATCATTAACAAATGGACAATCATTAGTAAATGCATAAACCTCAAAAGGAATTTGAACTTTCTTACAGAACCATAGTAAATGGTATAATTGCTTAATAGTATCTTCCATTACTTGTGCCATTGATCCAGACCAATCAAGCACAAATACCAATCCATGATTCTTACCATCAGGCAATACAGTTATTTTCTTAAAAAGATCTTCATTATATTTGTAAGTATGAAGTTTTGATGTATTAAGAACTCCTGTTTTGGCAGTAGTAGCACGAGCATATGCACTAGCAGACTTCTTACACTCAAACTCTTTAACTAGGTAATTAACTTCTTTTTGAGAATCTCTTTTAAACTTTGCATACTGAGAATCAACTTCTTCAAATATATCTTCGGGAAGATGATGAAATTGTTGTCTCCTTTCAGCAAATCTTTCTATTTCAGCAGCCCAGTGAAGATCAATCTCATTATGTATTACATTATTATTGATTATAACTCTATTCAAATCTAACTCAGGAAGTTCTACATAAGTATTTTCACGAGTATTATTCTTATTATTAAGATTTTTTAATGCTTCACTAAGAGAATCAGCAGTTTGTGCTATTGGTTCATTTGTACCATTCGTACCACCTACAGGATTACTAGGATCGGAATTACTATTATCAATATCGCCATTAACATCATCCATCCCAGAACCTTGAGGATCAGACCCAGACTCTGAATCAGAACTAGGATTATAGTCAAGATCAACATCATCTTCCATACTGCTGGTGGAACTTTCCCCAACAATTTTCCCAGAAACTTGTTCAGTTTCCTGATTGGATTCCTGTTCCTGCTTGCAGAAATTATATAACGCTTCTGCTGCGGATAAGGTTTCATCAAACGTTTCTGCATTTTTAATTAAATCGACAATCGGAGTTTCAATAGATGAAAAAGAGATATCAACCCACGAACCAACCTTGAAATATAGATTAACCCTATCAGCAAGATTAAGAGTATCGAGATCTTTATCATCTAATTCAAAGAAATCTTGGTTATTCAATTCATTATAACCTCTATAGAAAGTTTTGGCAATACCTCCGTACCTTCTTTTCATCAATTTCTCAATTCTAACATCTTCAGCAATATTGACAAACTGGGGTGACATTTTATATCCTTCTAACCACCAATCCCTATCAGGTGTGTAAAGAGCATGTCCAACTTCATGTGCTACCAAAGAATCAAATACATTATCACTAGCATAGTCCCAATTTGGTAATGTTAAAACTCTAGTGCGTACATTGAACTGAGCAGTTTCTACACTTCTATGCTCTACTATAAGGTCTTCAGTGGCAAGGAGTTTTGCAAGTTGTGATTTAATTTCGTGATTAACTGGCATCGTTGTCCTTTGTTGTTGAACCTATTATACGACGAAACCCCACGCTTGGTGGGGTTCAATAGACGGTTTATCAACTGTCTTCTTCTTTTTCTTGCTTGACGCAACGCTTGAGGTTTTAAATGACTCTTCTGTTCCTTCTTGGAATGATGCTGCCAATTAGGGACTTTCATTGTTTTTAAGTATGTTATATTCTATTTATTTTACCACATCATATCAAATTTTCATAAAAATCTATTGAATCTTTTAATTTGGATCTTGCTAATTTTAAATCTTCATGAGATAATTCAACATTAAAATTCCTTACATTTTGAGGATCAGAAAACACATTAATCATTGGAACTTCAAGAAATTCTGTCAATTGCTTTTGTCTCTTCTGATCTAGAAAAAAATGTTCAGTGGTCAAACACATGACATTTTCAAAAACTTTTTCATATTTTTCTTTTACATCTTTATATAGAGATTGAAGTTTAAGATTGTTTATATATTCCATAAATAAATCTCTTTTATTTTTAAGATTTACACCAAAGCAACTAGCATCATGATGAAGCATACCAATGTATGAAATTAGTCTTCTAATAGGTTCCCTATAAATTAAAATTATTTTTACATCAAAATAATCTTTCAATTTATTATTTACTTGATATAAAAATTTTTGTGGTAGAAGAAAATAAGATTGACTAAAATCAGCTGGATTTGAATGAGAATTTAAATATGATATGTAATTATCTAAATTATATGGATATAATAATCCTCTTCTTTCATTCTCAGTAATGGCATATGATACTTGTGGATTAATTAATTCTGATGGATACATTGGATCACCATTATCAGCATTATTATGAAGTAAAGAAAGATAATGAATCTCTTTATGATCTGATCCTTTAATAATATTATTACAACTTAACAAATTCCATAATGAAGTCGTTCCTGATCTGGGAATACCAGGACATAATATTAATTTTTTCATTGTTCTTGTATCTCTTTTGACACCATACTAGAAAATCCCCTAACTTTGTCAAACTTTATGACACTTTGAAATTTGTCATGAAGATCTGTCTTATGGGATATTACAAATATGTTTGCATCTTTAATTATAAAACGAATGATTTTAAGAAACTCATCCGTACCCAATCCATCAAGAGAACTATCAAATACCTCATCCATAATAAGAAGATTGGTATTAACAGAGTTCTTTACTCTAGCAACTTCTCTCCAAGTAAAAAGTAATGCTAAGTCAATTCTCATCTTCTCCCCTTCACTGAATGATGAATATGAAAAGTCTTCGTGAATTGGTGATTCTATACTTTCATTAAACTCTTCATCAAGTTTAAAATTGATATAGAACTCCATCATCTGCAGATAACGATTAACCTGCTGATTAATAAAAGGAAGATACTTTTTAATAATTTTAGTCTTTACACCATCATCCCTTAATAAGGAATATGCAAAATCGTGATGTATTATTTCTTGCTTCTTTGTTGCTAGATCTTCTGTAGTATTATTGAGATTTGTTTTAAACTCTGCTAATTTCTCATGCTCAGTATTTCTGTTTTTAAGTTGAGTGGTAATAGTTTGAACTTCTTCTTCAAGGTCTCTGATTTGTTTTTGGTTGACACTGATTCTAGTATTGTTTTGAGAAATGTCATTATTGAGTTTAGTAATCTCCTTAGTAAAATTGTTAAACTGACGTTCTCGATCCTGTTCCAATTTAATAGTCTCTTCCAGTTCCTTAAAACCTTTCTTGAGATCCCTTGCTTTATTTTGAACGTCAGCAACTTTATTTAACCTAAATGATTCTTCTATAGACTGAGTACAAGTAGGACATACCGTATTGTCTGTGAAAAACTTATGTTCTTTCGTAATTGTTGCTACTTTTTGAGTAATTTTACCTTTAAGATTATTAAGTTTCACTAACTTACTTCCAGCATCTATAACATCTTCTTGCTTCTTTATAACATCATCAATATTACCTTTTATAATCTCATTCATCTCTATATGAGTATCATTTTCAATACCCAATGTCTTCATTTTATCTTTATGAGAATCTATTTGATCATATCCTTGTTTCTCTATTTCAACAATAAATTTATTTTGCATATTCATTTTATCAGTCAGATTTTCCTTTTTAAGATCCAACGATTTAACAATATTTTTCTTATCTTTTAATTGATCTCTAAGTATATTATTCATAGCAGAGAAAATTCTAATATCCAAAAGATCTTCAATAACTTCCCTACGATTAGAACCTGTCAATTGCATGAAAGGAACAAAAGTGCTGCTACCCAAGATTACAATTTGAGTAAAGGATTTATAATTTAATTTTAAAACAGTTTCTTCAAGAATTTTTTGTCTAGCACGATCATCTGATTCCTTATTTAAAGGAACACCATTAACCTCAATATCAAATATATTTGGTTTTATTCCTCTACGAATTATATAATCTCTACTGTTGATAGAAAACTCAACCTCAACCATAGATTCCCTTTCATTAGTCGCATTAATTAATTGACTTTTATTAATCTTACGAAATGGTTTATTGAATAATGCAAATGTAAGAGCATCTAAAATAGTACTCTTACCTGCACCATTAGTACCAATAATTAAATTGGTATGGCATTCTTGAAAATTAACTTCCGTATATTGATTGCCTGTAGATAGGAAGTTCTTCCATCTAATCTTCTGAAATGTTATCATTCGCTCTAGGAGGTATCACAATGTCGTTAGGTGTAATCACAGCGTACTTGTAATTATACACCTTACACGTTTTAATTGCAACCTTCCCATCAACTTCAATTATTGCCATCTCTGCTTCATCCTGTTCATGTAATTGCATTGCATACCTTTCAGCATCATCTTCTCTCTCAAATAAAAACAGTACTTTATCACCATACTCATCCTGAACGGCATAAGCACCTTCTTCTGCTTTTTCTTTAAGTGTAAGAAGAAACACTATTCAACCTCACAAGCTTCTGTGTAAATCTTCTGTAAAATACCTTTAATGATTGACTTATCACAATCAATCTCAGACTCATCGATATATCTATTTAGAATTGATATGGTATTTTCAGTTTCCTCTACTTCAAAATCTTCATTTTCTTCAATATTAAAATTCTCTATTATTTTCAATTCTTGTACTCCTATAGAGTATAACTTATCTAAGAATTTTTCAAATGATTTTTGATTACTTTTCTTCTTAACAATAACTTTTACAACTTTACCTTTATATTCTGTAGCATTGAATAATTTATAGTTCTCATCTTCATACCAAATATTATAAAACAATCTGTATGGATTATTTACAGGAGTCTGTTCTAATGTTTCTGTATCAAATATATGAAATCCTCTAGGATCGTTTACATCATTCCAGAACATCTCATAGGGATTACCAAGATAAAATATCTTTCCATCATTAGAACGAGTATGAAAATGTCCAGAAAATACTTTTTCAAACTTATCAAAAATCTTAACATCCATCCCATCTTCCATCATATGACCACGAGTTGCCTTAAAACCATTAAGTTCTAAATGACCCATAGCAACTTTTGCTTTAGATTTTTTAATCATATTACTAGTCTCATCATAATTCTCAGAATTAATCCAAGGTAACATTAGTATTTTTAAACCATCAACTTTAATTTCCGTTGGTTTAGAATAAACCTTTATATTGGAATAATTACGCAATAATAATTCAGGTGAATTTACAAAATTAGTATTCTTATAATAACAATCATGATTACCAATAATTGACTGCACATTATACTTCTTAAGTGGTTCAAATATAACTCTCTTAGACCATTCTAAAGTTTGTAAATCTATAGATTTTCTACTATCAAATATATCTCCTAAATGAAGTACTGTAGTAATACCTTCCTTCTCTAATGTAGGAAAGAAAATATCATTATAAAACTTTTCAAAATAATCATGTAGATGTTTAGAACCCTTCCTCGCACCATAGTGAGTATCAGTTATTATTGCTACTTTCATTATTTACGTACTGGTACTTCAATTGTCCATGATGGTGATTCTAATTTAACCATCTTAAATTGTTTTCGATTCTTCTCATAAGTAGCAGCAGGTTCATCACCAGCAGTCTCACCATAATTAGGTTTGTTTGGATTTTTTAAACCCATATAATCTAGTATTGCACCATCTACCATGAAAAATAGTGCATCCCATGTTAATGTATCTCTTAAATTAACTGCAATTCTATCAACATCATTTTCATCAAGATACTCACCAGTTGCTACTGCTTTTGAGTAATCTTCATATTGAGTCAAGAGTTTTGCTCTTGCTTCTACCAACTTATTGAGGTTGATAGAAATTTTTACATCGTCATCAATTGCCATTGTTATCTATTGGAAGACTTGTATTGTACGTTATCTTTAATAGTGTTATAATCAGAACTAGCACCAGAAAGAGCAGTATCATCTACGACCATAACTTCATCAAATCCTGATCGTTCAATAATCTTTGTTTTAATTTCTAACTGCTTCTTTTCCTTCTGTATCCTTCTCAGAAAAGCATAATGAATAATCTGAGTAAAGTATGCAAATGGATTCCTAGACTTCTCTGGATCGAAATTGTGAATATACTGCACACAATTCTCTATACCATCAGAGATCATATCTTCTCTAAACATATAATTAACAAAGTTTGGTTTAAAAGATAAATGTGTAGCAATCTTTAAAAAACATTCACCAATGTAATTGGTAATTCTAGGTTTAGGTTTTCCAAGTTCTGCTGCTTCCGCAACTTTTGCTCTATAAACAATTAATGCTTCTAACAATTCTTTATTATTTACATAGTGTTCTGATTTCTTTTTTACCATAACATCGTTTTTAATGTTGAATCTATTATAGCATTAGTTTAGGAGCTTGACAAGACCTTAATCTATCAGTAGAATACCTTTGTGAGGGTTGAAGGGGATTTATTAGCTATCCTTTGTAGATTGTTTATATATTCCTTCAAGATATTTACGAGCATCATTTACAGTTGATATATATCCCATCTTATCAGTTAATTTATTTTTTACGTTATTGTCTGCTGTTCCGATTTGAGTTATATAAAATTTTTCATCCTCTAAGTAATTATTATATATTGAAATAATTGCTTTATCTTTAATTTCTGTCATAGTAACAACTTTATCCCATTTAATGACAACTGGATCATCTCCTGGTACATTTAACCAAGTAGTTAATTTAACCATAGAACCTTCAATAGAATTAATCATTTTTATAGTAACTGGATGAGTAATTAATATTATAGGATTTTCTGTATCTTCTTCAACAGAAACTGAACCGAAAATTTCTTCCCCAGTTATTAATTTAATTGTTGCGTAAAATTCATCGACCATTAGTTTTTAAAAGGTATATTAACTATATCATAATTGAAATTTTCTTCGTTATAGACTTTTATCCGTTCAATTAAATGGTTTAGTGTATAATTTTTTCTGGATTTGTAACTGATATCATCAGCAATGTCATATAAGGTTGCTTTAGTTTTGTTGTCACCTTTTCTTAAGACTCTTCCGATAGATTGTAAGTTTCTAATTCTTGATTTAGAAGGTGAAGCAAAAATGACGTTATGAAGATTTTTAATGTTAATTCCTGTGGAGAAAGTTCCATAAGATGCCACTATAATTGCGTTGTTTTCCCTTTCGGTAATATCACGAATTTGTTCTCTATCTTCAGTATCAACACCACCATGTACAAAGAATACTTGGCGATTTTCAATAATGTTATTATTATTTATTAAATTATATAACGGTTCTCCATGCTTTTCTACTCTAGCAAATAATATTAAAGTATTACCTTTTAAATCTAAAGCAAGATTTTTAATAAAATTATTCCTACGATCATTAGTAATAATGTATTGAACTTCATCCTCAAATGTTTCAAATTTATTCGGTGGGTGTTTCAATAGAAGCACATTAATGTCCAACGTCGCAACATGACCTTTCTTCATGAGCTCGTCAGTTTTAATAATTTTATAAGAAGGACCAAATAATCCTTCAAGAACCCATTTATGTGTTTGAGTTCCATCAAGTGTGCCAGTAAATCCAAATCTATATTTGGCATCACTAAGTTTTGTCATTATAGATATTAGTGACTTTGATTTAAACTGGTGAGCCTCATCCCCAACCACAACAGAGAATCTCTCAAAATACTTTCTGGGGAGTTTGTAGATTGATTGCCAAGTAGTAATAATGACTTGAGAGTTAGTCTCTCTTTCTTTACCTGCGTATATCTTGTGGCAAAATGAACCAACGTCCCAACCATAATCCGCAAAGTCTTTATACATTTGCTCTACTAGGGAAGTCGTCGGAACGACTATCAGAGTATTTTTCTTGTTCTCAACAAAATATCTCACAATCGAATATATCATCAGAGACTTTCCTGATGCAGTTGGGGATATCAACAACTTTCTATTATGTCTTAGAGCGTCGTATACTCCCTGAACTTGATATTGACGAGGGGAATATTTGCAAATAGCATTCATATAATCTTTCACACCTTCTTTTGATATTCCTTCATTAACTTCAAAAGGAAGACCATAATATTTACTTTCTACAAATTCAGAAGTATATTTGTGATCTCTACAAAATTGCATTATTCTATCTAATAACCCAACATATATTTCTCCAGTCTGGGTATTAAATAGTCTTATCTTACCATCCCAAAATTTCTTTTTGTATGCTGGTGAGAATTTTGCACCAGGTACTTCAAAGGTAAATTGATCTGCTAACTCATAATAAATGTGAGGTTCTGCTTTTATCTGCAGATAAACCTCATTCTTTTTTGATATAATCAAATGTGTCATGAAATTTAAACATCACTAAAAATATTTATAGTCTAAATAAAGTAGTTTTATCTAGAATTAATGACTGCTCTGATTGACCCGAAAAAATATACTAAAACACTTGACCTATTAAGGTCATTTTTTTTGGCTAGAAATTTCCTAGAAGTCCATACTCAAAACCGTTTAAGCATTCTTGCTGCATGTGAAGATCCAGAAACAGTAGCAACCTATGAATATAATGGAGAAGTATGGCCATTACCACAAACTGGTCAGATGTGGTTGGAATATGAACTACTTAAGAACCCAGATGTTGCAGGGTTTTTCTGCTTATCAACTTCATATAGAGCAGAACCAAATCCTGTAGAAGGAAGACATGAAGTTATTTTCCCTATGTTTGAGTTTGAGATGCACGGAGGTGTAGAAGAACTTGAAAAAATGGAGATTGAATTATGTGAGCATCTTGGAATACCTTTAGATTCAGAAAATATTAAAACCTACGATGATTGGTCATGGCAATTTAATGCAAAAGAACTTGAGCATGAACATGAAGAAAAAATTAGTCGTGGTATGATTACTAAATTCCCTGAATGGACATCACCTTTCTGGAATATGGCACGTAATGATGATAAGACTAGTAAAAAAATTGATGTTATATTAAATGGTATGGAAACTATTGGTAGTGCGGAACGCAGCACCAATAAGAAACAGATGCGTGATACATTCCATACTATCTCTGATGGTGAATATGCTAACTTACTTTACAAATTATTTGG